CATATTCAGGACTATTCAAACCAAAACACCCAGAAAAATATGTTGGCGACCCCACCAACATAGTATATCGTTCATCTTGGGAGGTAAAAGTGATGTCGTGGTTAGACAATAATGACTCTATTATAACATGGGCATCAGAAGAACTCTTTATTCCTTATATATCACCTGTGGATAATCGTTGGCATCGTTACTTTCCTGACTTTTTGGTCAAGTTTAGAACAAAAGACAATAAATTATCAACTATGATGCTTGAGGTTAAACCAAAGAAACAAACGGCACAACCTGATCCACAAAAAAGAAAGACAAAACAGTTTATCAATGAAGTTAAAACATGGGGTGTCAATCAAGCCAAATGGAAAGCCGCTAGTGAATATTGTTTAGACCGCGGATGGGAATTCAAATTGATTACGGAAGACCATCTAGGCCTGTAACTAAATAACTGAATGACATCCAAATTAACTGAATTAGCCCAACAAAGACAGTCTGAAGGACTTAAAATGTCCTCGACTTTACGGCCAACACCGTCAAGAGAGTCTTACAAATGGTTTTTACAGAAGATTGTAGATTTAAGAAGTCCAGTTAAGTTGGCAACAGGAATCAAAGCCGAACAATATAGAAAGATGAATCGGTTTATTATAGGTAATTTGTATTACTTTTATTATGACCCAAAAGGTAAAGATGATTTGGATTATTATGATAGATTCCCTTTGGTATTAACATTACAGAAACATACAGATGGTTTTATGGGACTTAACCTACATTATTTGCCAATTCAATACAGAGTGGCATTTTTGGGTAAACTAATGAAATACGCAATCCATGACGATGAGGACGGAATTAAAAGGTTACGAATCAGTTATGACATTTTAAGCGCCTCCAAGACGTTTAAAGCGTTCCGTCCTTGTATTAAAAGATATTTAAATAGTCAAATTAGGTCAAAGATACTTGCCGTTCAGCCAAATGAATGGGATGTGGCAACTTTTCTGCCTGTTCAGCAGTTTAAGGGTGCTCAGGCCAAAGCGGTATGGCAAGATTCGGTACACGAAATAAGGAATAGTTAAAATGCCTTCACCAATAAAAACTTTTTTTAATAGTTTTAACGATGTGGCTAAACCAAGCCGCTTTGAGGTAACTATTGGACCAAAAACATATAATAATATAAGTTCTAGTGAATTAATATTACGGTGTGAAACTGCTGAACTACCAAGTAGAACGTATGCAACAGCCGAACAAAAGTTTGGTTCAAATCCTGTAGAAAAATTCCCTTATCAAGTACAATTCAATGATTTGAATCTTACTTTTATTGTTGATGATGATATGTTAGCAAAATATTTTTTTGATGGATGGTTAGAAGCTGTTGTACCATCAAGTAATTATAATCCAAATTATAAAAATACATATTCTACCACTATTAATATAAGGCAATATAAAAATAATAATGAACCTTCATATTCAGTTGATTTATTTGAAGCTTATCCCATTTCAGTTAATCAATTAGATTTAGATTGGTCTGCTGAAGGTCATCATAAATTAACTGTAGTATTTGCATACACATCATGGCAAAAAACTTCAACGTATAGAAAGAGTCAAAATATTAATAGAAGGTTTTTTAACATTGGATTTGAATAGTGAACTTAACTTAATGGAGTGATAATAAAATGGCTTTACCAAAAATTGATACACCGGTCTATGACCTTGAATTACCTTTATCAAAAAAGAAAATACGTTTTAGGCCGTTCCTAGTAAAAGAACAGCGTAATTTATTAATGGCTATGGAATCCGATGATAAAGAAACAATCGAACGGAACATTCGACAGGTACTACATAATTGTACCTTGACTGAAGGTCTTGATATTGATAGATTACCTATTATTGATGTTGAATTTTATTTTTTAAATCTTCGAGCTCGGTCTATTGGTGAAATAGTACAAAGTAGATATCGATGTGAGAACATAGTTGAAGAAAAAACTTGTGGTAACTTAATGACGGCCGAATTGAATATTTTAGAAATACAACCAGATATGACTAATGTTGTAAATGATATTATTCAAATTAATAATGCCATTAGTGTTAAACTAAAGTATCCAGAATTTTCTGTTTTAGAACGTGCCAATAAGTTTGAAAGTATTACTGACATGGCATTTGATATGATTGCCGAAAGTGTTGAATACATTTTTGATGGTGAACAATATTATTATGCAGCTGAAACAGAACCAGATGAGATTATTGAATTCATTGAATCATTGAGCCAAGAACAATTTAGTAAAATAGAAAACTTCTTTAATAATTTACCAAAGTTAAATAAAAAAATAGAGATGGATTGTAAAAAGTGTAAGTTTCATCACACGATAGAAGTGGAGGGTCTAGACTCTTTTTTCGCCTAACATTTCGTCATGACAACCTGAAGAATTACTACATAACAAACTTTTCATTGATACAGCACCACAAATATAGTTTGTTCGAACTTGAAAATATGATACCTTGGGAACGGGACATTTACGTTGCTATGCTTATACAATACATTGAAGAAGAAAATGAAAAAATTAAGCAAAGACAAAACGCTAAATGATAACCAAAAAAGCCAATAAACAAACATTTGCATGGGATTCTTCCGCATTTCAAGGTAAGGGTTATTGGTTTATTTTAGGTAAAAACGGTGCATATGGCCGAGCTGCCAGTAAAGCCGAAGCTATCATCTTGGGAAAACCCAAAGATAAAGAACAACCTGAAGAATCTGAAGATTCGGGTGAAACACCAGTCGAACCAACACAACAAAAAGAACCTTCTAGTGATACTCAAGAAGAATTGAGCAAAATGGTCAAGAAGTTTGATTTTAAAACCATTGGTAAAATGCTCACTAAAATAAAGGCAATTAAACCATCTAGTATATTTGGTGGTAAAAAAGAACCTGGTGAAGTAAAACCTGTACTTGAAAAATCTTTGGGTAAAGTTAATACTACATTCTATGATTCGGTAGAAAATGATGTCGCCAATGAAGCTCCTAAGAATGAATCAGCCATAAAAATTGCCAATAAGATATACAAAATGGCTCAAGATTTTTATGAGAAGAAAAAAACAAATATAGAAATAGAAGATAATTTTGAAGAAGAAATGTTGGAAGAAGATGGTATCAGACACAAACAATTAATTGAAACTCTCATAGATAAAAAGGGAAAAGAAAAATATCAATTAGAAGTTGATGCCAGAATAAATCAAAATAAAAAACTATTGGTAGATTCTTTAGATGAACTCAATGAAGCATTAAAAGTTAATCTAAAGTCCACTTCAAAAGGAGGTCCTACTCCTCCACCCAAAGAAACTGCGCCGACAGGAACACCAGCACCAGGAGCACCAGCACCAGGAGCACCAGCACCAGGAGCACCAGCGCCAGCACCATCAGGAACTCCGCCAGCCGGCGCAGCACCAAAACCTACATCAACGCCTGCAGGTCCAGCACAAACAGGTGCACCAAAACCTACAGCTAGTTCTGCACCTACTTCAGCACCAACATCTAGTCCAGGTTCAACAGCAGCCAAAGTTGGTGTTGCGGCTGGTGCAACAGCTGTAATTGACCAAGCCATTGGAGCTGCCGAGTCTGGTGGAAATTATGATATAACTTATGGTGATAAATTGGATAAAAAAGGTAACGTAGTTCCTAGTAAAATTTATGCTGCACCACCTAAAAAATTAACTGAGATGACCTTATCTGAAGTAAGAGAATTTGGAATAAAAAGGTCTGAAAATGGTCAAGGGGCTGGTGCTGTTGGTAAATACCAAATGATGCCAACAACTTTATTTGGAAGAATTAATAAAGAAGGTAAATTTCTTCCAGGACTTGTTCAAAGAGAAGGCCTTAGTATGGATGAAAAATTTACTCCAGAAATACAAGACAGATTAAATAGTCGTTTGAGAGCAGATGATATGGCAGCATTAAAAAAATTAGGAGTACCACTAACGCCAGGTTATCAATATATGGCACACTATCTCGGCGCAGGTGGTGCGGCCGCTGTTTATCAAAATCGTGATAGTGATATGACTGTGGCTGAAGTAATGGCCACTAAAAAATATGCTGTAGGTAACAATCCAGAATTACATAAATTAAAAGCAAAAGATTTTGAAAAAGAATTACAAGGTCGATTAGAGAAAAAAGGTAAATTAACTACACACTCTGCTGGTGAAACTTCAACGCCAGCTCCAGCCACAAAACCAACTACAGTACCAGAACCTAATAAAAAACGAGAAGGAACAGTTAGTATTTTAGGAGCACAATCTGCAAACACGCCTGCCACAAAATTAGCAGAAGTTACTAATGAGAAAAAAGAATTAGAAGCAAATAAAAAACCACCTTCATATGTTGATAATTCTACAACCACAGCTGAAATAGGTAAAAAAGGGAATCCAAGAACTTTGAAAGCTGAAGATTTACCTGATTATCCTACATTTATTGGAATTACAAGTGAATATACCGAACGCCAATATGAATTAAGAGGATAGAGTAATGGCAAAAAAATTACCAATAACTAAAAGACTCAAAGATGAAATCTTTGTTTGGGACCCAACTGCATTTCAAAATAAAGGATATTGGTATATCTTAGGTACAACTGGTGCATATGGTCGACCAGCAAGTAGTGCTGAAAGGATAAAATTAGGTGCACCTCCAAAAGCAGAAACAACTCCTGAATCACCAGACGTTTCTTCTTTTATGGATAGTCCACAATTGGTTCAAGGTAGTAGAAGAAGAACTTATCGTAAAAAAAGAAAATTAGCTGGTAGACAAGATTTCAGAACAGGACCACTAAAAGAAATTATATTTCAAAAATTATTTAATGATGGTAAAACAATACGAAATGCTTTAGAAGAAGCTCTTTCAGAAAAAGCTAAAGCAAAGGTGGCCAGTTTTAAAGACAAATTTGATCCAATGAACATTATCACAAAAATATACGGTGATAAAATTGGTGCTATACTTGGTCGTGCCATGGGTAGAAAAGAATCGGATATTCAAAAATTTACTGGATACGGAAAAAATGAAGAAGATGTAGAAGATGATAGAACTGGTAGAATTTCTTCCGTAAAAAACAAAAAAGTTGGTAAAATACCATCATTAGAAAAATCTACAGCAACACCAGAATCAAAACAAAAAGGTGGTAATGATAGTAAATTGGCAGAGATGTTAGATAAAATTTACGGTGCTTTAAAAAATACTTATGATTTAGATTTAACAAAAAAAGATAATAGCGAAAAACTAAAAAAACAAAAAGATGCTTGGAACAAAGAATTAATTAAAACAATTACTGGTAATCCACAGAATGATGTATCTAAATTAACTCTCAAAGAGTTTGATTCATTCAGAAAAATTCTTTTAGAAAAATTAAAAGAAATTACTGAGACAGTTAGTAATGCTGGAGGTTCTGGTCCATTATCGATGTTACCAGATTCAGTTTCGGGAGTTAAAGGAGCATTAAAAGCAACAAGTGCAGCAGTTAAAGGAACTGTGGCCGCAGTTAAAGGTGTTGCAACAATTGCTAAAGTAGCAAGTAAAGAAGCAATTGAAACGGCTGCTAAGAAGGTATTGGCAAAAAGCGCATTTAAAATGATTGCCACAAAAATACCTTTAATTGGACTTGTTGCAGGTTCAATTTTTGCGGCTAAAAGATTATTTGGTGGAGATATTGTTGGTGCAACAGGTGAACTTATATCAGGAGTTGCAGGAACAATACCTGTTGCCGGTACAGCAGCTAGTGCAGCCGTAGATGTTACACTAGCTGCTAGAGACATTTATAAAGAACTTTATCAAATAGATCCAGAAAAAGATCCAGAATTTAATAACCGAATGTCTGCAATAATGGAAGTTGTAGAGAAGTTATTAAAACAAAATGCAGAAAAAACTGCTGAGGCAGGTAATTCACCTGAATTGGATCCTGGTGCATATGAAAAACCAGCCGCACCTGCAGTTTTACCTACGCAGGCAGCTGAAGTACCAGCAGAAGCTGTTTTACCAAAACAATCATCTAATCCAACAGCGACACCAGCCGCCAAAAATGCTGCTGTGGACGAAGGCGGTGAAGTTGCTCCTATATCCAATCCTGTGACATTATCAGATGCGAATACTGAAGATAGTGCACTTACTCCTCCAACTGCTACTGAAGTAAAAACACCAGAGATGGCTGCTGTTGCGAATACAGGAGAACCAAAAAATACGAGCACAACTACCTATAGTTATAGACTTGCTGGTGAACCTTTAATTCCAGGTAAACCATTAAGTAAACTTCAAATGGATGCGGTTGATGCGGGTAAGTCTATGGGTAATTCATACTCACCTGATATAGAACAACAGTATAACAAACAAAAAATGTCTATTGATAATTCTCAGTCACCTGATACGGGAAATAAATTAAGTGCTGGTAGTATTGTAAATCAAAATTTAACATCCGAAACTACAAATGGTGGTTCTATTGTGGCAGATAATTCGAAAAAAATTACTGTCATAAATCAAAATACTGATGGTTTAACGGTAGAACAATTAACTGGTGTAAGACTAGAAGAATCCACATTCAAAAAAATAGCAAGACAAAATCTACACATGGTATAATAAAAAACCCCGCCGAAGCGGGGTTTCATACTTGCATGGGATTTTAGTTTTCCTCAGCCAACTTAGAAAAATAAGAAATATCATCATCATCGCCTTCGGCTAATGCTGGGACTTTCTTAGGTGCTTCTTTGAGTTGTTCTACTGTAGTCTTTGGCTTTACTACTTCACCATTCAGACCAAGTACCTTATCTAATCTCTGCTTCAAGACCTCATAAGTTTTAAACTCACTTGCCTTAGTCATATCTGATAAGGCATACTCTTTCTTCCAAACTGCTTCCATTGCTTCATCATCGTTTAACAATGGTGATGCCGATTCGAATTCGGACTTATCATA